TGATCCCGGCTGTGTTATAATTACGGATTCACTATCTAACATGGTTCCTGCGTGTGAACTAGAGGGAGAAGTTAGAACTGGCGTAAGAAATGCTTTGCCTAGATTACTCTCCATGTTTTTCAAGCGTATCAGTGGTACGCTTATGAAGAATAAGACTATACTAATTTGTATCACTCACAATATTGCTAATACTGGCGGATCTCCATATGCACCACAAAAGATGGCAGATTGTGGAAACATGTTACAATATCAAGCCGGTACAAACATGGTGATCACCCATCGCGGAAAGTGGCAAGTTCCAAAAGATACTGGTGTACACGTTGGTCAGATAGCAAACTGGGTAATAAAAACATCAACCGCTGGCGGTAGGCCAAATAGTACAGCAGAAAGTTGGATTAAGTACGGGGTTGGAGTTGACGAAGTACAAGAGATAATTCAGATTGCCTGTGAGTTTAGACTTATCAAAGCGGCTGGTGCTTGGTATACTATACAGTGTGCCGTAGATGAACCAGAAAATCCCATTGTTTCTAAGGTGCTAGAAGAAAACCAGATAGGCAAGACTCCAGACGAAATAGAAAGATTCTTTAAGTTTCAAGGCGTTAACAACGTAGCAGAATTCTTGAATGGCAATCTAGCAATTTCATCATTTATTTATAACAAGATAAAGGAGCTTCATTGAAAGTTACCGGCATAAATGGTAAAGAATATGCGTGGAATCTAACTGGATATGATGTTTTTAATGATGACAAGCGTAAGCGATCTAAATATCATATTCGGGCTAGAAACTTACTAAAAGAAATCTACAATAGTTATAGAATACTAGAAGAAGTAAAGTTACCGGGAAGCACAGCCTTACATAGAAAATCTGTACTGTACCTTGACTTTTATATTCCTTCTATTAAACTGGGGGTTGAGGTTCATGGAGAGCAGCACTATGAGTACAATCCATTCTTTCATAGGAGCAAAGCAGACTTCATAAAAGGTCAAGTTCGTGACGATGATAAGATAAACTGGTGTGAGTTGAATGGAATTGAACTAATAACCCTAAAATATTCAGAAAGCGACGATGAGTGGCGACAAAGAATTAAAGGCATCTGATAAGTTAGCAGAATATATAGCATCAATTAATGACTATATAAATTTGAGTAATACAAAGTTCTCTTCTTTTAGAGAAGAATATTTGTTTGTAGCAGATATGTCCTCTGATCAACTTAGGAAGTTAACACAAACAGAACTATTTGATGCCGCATATCTTTTATATGGTTACGCTACCTACATTCAAGACGAAATAAGTAAGAATAAAGTGGCATTGAACTGGTGCAATGATCAAATGGAAAAGCTAATTGTTAAGAATAGTCAAGAGTTTGGTCAGTATACTAAGCACGAATCTAAGAAGCACATATTAGCTAATAGTAATTCATATGCTGCATCGCTAGAAAATATGAGAGAAGTAGCAGAGGCTAGGCTACAATCATTAGATGGTAAAGTATTTGAACTAAAGAGAAAAGCCGATATACTACTTGAGAAAGGTAAACGATCATGAGTATGAACGATTTTATAAATATGCTTAACGATGAGCAAAAGCAAGCTTTATTAAAAGCACTAGTTGGTGATAGTCCAACCGTAGCCAGCGTTCCAAAAGAAGTGAAAAAGGAAAGCATAAAGAAAATACAATCTTCCACGCCTCCTGCAAGCGTGAATGAAGATTTTACTGTTTTTAAGCAGGATAGTAATTCTAATACTAGGAGAAAAGAAGCCGTGAGAGCCAGAAAGAACGAGTGGAAAGACACAGGCGAGTTTAAGGATGTAGAAACTCCACAGTTTGAGAGAACACCCCGTCGCCGTCAACCACATAAAAGAGTAGAAGTAGAGTGCCACGTTTGTGGAAAATCATTCAAGGAAGATCCCAAATTTGTTCATGGAGAATATTACCGCTGCAATCGATGCACCGGCAAATAATATGGAAGTTAAACTAACTGATATTGGATCAGAAAGAGCCGTTTTAGCTGGACTGTTGCAGCACGGTATAGATGGATATGTAGCTATATCTGACGTAGTGAGTCAAGATACTTTCGGACATTTGAATAATCAAATATTGTTTAAGTGCATTGAAAAGGTTATTCTCAACGATCAGAAAGTAGATATACCATCAATACTGTCGGCAGCAGATCAGTTGAATCTTTCTGAAAGCATAAACACAGATCAAGAGTTGAAGTATATTAAGTCTTTAATGGACTTCCCAATCAACAAAGATAATGTGTTTAGCTTTGCAATACAGATGAAGAAGTTTGAATTTGCACGTAAGATAAAAGGTCTTACTGCAAAAATTCATAAAGATGTAGATAGTGTTACTGGTGCTGAGTCTATAAATGAGATTATACAAATACTGGAGAATCCAGTTACTGATTTCTTAAGGGAAGATGATAGCGGCGATCTTCCAGAAAAGATTGGCAAGGATGCCAAAGATTATATACAGTTTCTAGAAGAAAATAAATGTGACATTATAGGCATTCCAACCGGCTTCAACAAGTATGATGAAGCAATTGGCGGTGGATTGCGAAGGAAGTGTGTTGATTTAATATCAGCACGACCCAAAGTTGGGAAAAGCGTGTTCGCTGATAATGTAGCATTAAATGTATCTTCTGGTGGAGTTCCAGTATTGATGTTAGATACTGAAATGAGTAAGGAAGATCATTTAAATAGACTATTGGCAAACATAAGTGGAGTTCCAATCAATGAAGTAGCCACTGGTAAGTTTACAGAAGATGAAGAAAAACGACGCAAGGTAATGGAAGCAATTGAAAAGATTGAGTCTATACCTTATAGTTATGTTAGCGTTGCTGGAAAACCATTTGAACAAATACTTAACCTAATTAAACGTTGGGTTATGCAAGAAGTCAAGATGGGTGATAATGGCAAGACAAATAACTGTCTTATTATATATGATTATCTTAAGTTAATGTCATCCACTTCTATTACTAATAATATACAAGAGTACCAAGCACTTGGTTTTCAGATTACATCGCTACATAATCTTTGCGTCAAGCTTGACATACCATGCTTGTCCTTTGTACAATTGAACCGTGACGGCATAACAAAAGAAAGCACAGACGCTGTTTCTGGATCGGACAGATTGATTTGGCTATGTACATCATTCAGTATATTCAAAATCAAATCTCCAGAAGAACTAGCAGAAGATGGGCCAAATGCTGGCAATAGGAAGCTTGTGCCAATTGTTTCAAGGCATGGTGGAGGTTTGGACGATGGTGATTATATCAACATGGTAATGCAGGGATCTCACGCCAAGTTAAGAGAACTTAAAACACGTAATGAATTTAAGAATCAACCAGTTGGAGATACTGGTATGGTAGATCAGAATACATTAGATAAGCTAAAAATTAATGGACTTGCAGAAGATCAAGAATAGTCTTAACGAGCAATCAGAAGAAGTATTCTCAAAACTAGGTATGAAATACGAAGTTTTGGGAGATAACATCTATTGTAATTGTCCTGTCCACGAAGGCAGCGATAACCCAAGAGCATTCTCATTCTCTAAAGATAAAGGCATATGGAAATGCTGGACTAGAGATTGTCAGCAACAATACAGGAATGATATATTTGGAGTTATAAGAGGATCACTTTCAAAGGAGATTGGAGTAGAGGCTGAATTTTCTGATGCTCTAAAATGGGCGTGTGATTTTCTAGGTATCAAAAAAGATAGAAGCTCATCTCAAAAAACTATTGTTAAAGAACCAATAAAAGAAGATGACTTTAATAAACTAGTAAACACAATAAACTCTAAAGTTAAACTAGATGATAATTATCCAGCAATTGAAATAGAAGAATGCGTAAAAACACCGTCACAATATTTTATATCTAGGGGATTCAAACCAGAAACTTTAGTTCATTTTGATGTTGGAGATTGTTATGATCGTGGATCAAAATTATACGAAAGATCAGTAGTCCCCATTCATAATGATACGGGCGATAAAGTAATAGCTTGTATAGCAAGGTCTATAAAAGAATATAGAAGCCCAAAGTTTCTTCTAGACCCAAAGGGGTTTGATAAGAGATATTTCTTTTATAACTATCACCGAGCTATAGAAAGTGTTAAACAAACATCATCATTATTTCTAGTAGAAGGACAGGGCGATGTTTGGAGACTATATGAAGCTGGTATTACTCAGTCAATGAGTCTTTTTGGTAGGAATCTTAGCAAAGAACAAGAATTAAAACTGTCTAAAATGCCCCTCACTCATATAATAGTCTTACTAGACAATGATCAAGCGGGTCGAGAGGCAAAAGTTCAACTCCAAAGACAATTGGGTAGAATGTATAAGTTATCTTTCCCCAAAATACCAACCAAAGACGTTGGCGAGATGAGAGTCGAACAAATACAGAATATTATCATACCACAGGTTAGGGGAACAATAAATGGTTAAAATTATTGGGATTTCTGGTAGAAAACAGTCTGGTAAAAACACAGTAGCG